CTTGTCGAAACCAAACGCTTTAATGCGTTCCAAGTTATCTTTTTTCTCTGACATAAACGCTTCTTTGGCATCCGACAATCTCTTAGCAGCACTTTCTTTGGCTTTCACTTTTCTTGATTCAAAGTCAGCCTTTAACTGCTCAACCTTGTCCTCCGGCAATGGCTGTCCGCATAAAGAACATACGGTACTGCTTTCATCAAACACCCATTTCGATTCGTCAAACAAAAACGGTGTTTCATCAAATACCTTTGCTTTTTCAGCATTGTACTGTTCGCCTAATTTCTTTCGTTCGGCGTCAGCATCAGAAATACTTCTGTCATTTAATTTAATTGCATTTTCCGCAATCTGAATCTTATTTCTTGTATTCTCCAGTTCACAAGTAACTTCCGCATTGGACGATTCGATTTTTCTTTTCTTTTCAGACAAGGAATCGTTCATGCTCTGCAAAATACCTGACATATCCATTTGCAATCTCATGTCCTCGTCTCGCAATTTCTTTAATACACCATTAGTATCTGAAATTTTTTCGTCAATTTCAGAAATGCGTCTTTCCAAGTCTGATTTTTTAAGTTCCTGCTCTGCAGCATCTACATCAACTTTGGATTTTTCAGCTTCGTCAATCCGGACCGGAATTTCAGACTGCTTCTTCTTCCACTCCGAAAGCATCTTTTGGAATTTTGAGCGAATATCTTCAACTGACGGTGCTTTTTCCAATTCACTAATCAAAGGTAAAAACCTTTCATCTGTCTTTGCCAGTTCTACGTCCGAAAAATCATCAACAAGTTTCATTAAGATTTTTCTCTGGTCTTTCCATTTCATAGAGTTGAAATACTGCGGATTTGTAAGCATTTTAAACATATCCTCGCTCTTTGCAAGTCCGGCAACATATTCCTTGAAATCCGATTCACTCTTTGGGTAGCCGTCAATCTCAAATGAATTGACATTTCCCTGCAAAGAAACTGTATCTGTTCCTCTTTTCTTAACCCAGTTCTGCTTCTGAACCTTTGAAAGTTCAACTTCCTTGCCATCCACATCTAAGGTAGCAACAACCTTAATTTCCACATCATCAATGCGTTTTCCATCCTTATCTAGTGGACGAACATTGAATTTCTCCTCTCCGGCACTGTTCTTGTTGAACAAAAGCCATGTAAAAGCGTCAAACACTGTTGTTTTACCACTTGCATTTTGACCTTTAATTTTCGTTTTCTTGGAAAAATTTACATCAAGGCTTTTAATCCCTTTGAAATTTTCCAAGTGCAATGATTTCAAAATCATTCCTCATTCTCCTTTCCGATTTCTTTGACTTTTGAAACTGATACTTCAAAAGCGGTTTTTACTGCTACTGTGCCATCGTCCATCTGCTTGTTATATTCACGGCTCTGCAATCTTCCGACAATTTCCAAATAAGTACCTACATCGCATTTTGAAACGTATGTAGCATATCTCCCCCATGCTATACATGGAATATAGTCGGAGCCGTATTGCCGATTGCTTGCTGCAATGAAATCACACACCATTCTGTTAGATTTTACCGTTCTACGAAGATTTGGTTGAATACAAATAAATGCATCCATTTTGACTTCGTTTACGTCCGGCAATGAATTTAACTCGTCACCACACATGGCATCCTGCACAAAAACATAAATGTGTTTATGACCTTTGCTACTGATAGTCCGAATTTCTCCTTGGACTTCAATCTGCTCGTTTTCTTTGATTAAACACTTGTCCAAAACAATTTCCGGAACCAAGCAGTTTATCATGTCTTCTTTGTTGCTTTTTCTTTCGCTTTTTAAGCAAAATTCATAAAAGTTCTCACCATGCGACGAATGAGAGAATTTAATCTTACTCGCCACGGTACCTCTTAATAAAATTGTATTCATCTTGACTTTTCACTCCTTATTTGATAAAATGAGCGCAAATAACACATAGTTATTTACTACTGGAATAGCAGTTTGATTTGCGGTCAAGGGTGCTATTCCTTTTCTTTTTTGTATGTTCCCGGTTCATTTGCATAAAACTCTCCGTCTTTCACATAAATTGCACCAAGTTCAATTAAATTTGCAATCAATTCCGGTGTTGCCGGTTTAGCATCTGTCTTAATCATTGTCACTCATCCTTTCCTAATATAAATACTGTTCTTCTTTGCACTCCGAATCTCTCTGTGTCTGCATGAGATTCAAAGTATATGTCAATTCGATTTCCCTTTATCGCACCGCCGCAGTCCTCGGCTATAAATGTTCCAAGACCTTTGATTTTAACCTTTGTTCCATACGGTATGACTTTAGGGTCAACCGCTATTGTTCTTCCCTGCTTTGGTATCTTTCCAGTAGAAGTTATCTTTCCGTACCCATCTGAACAATCGCAACAAGGACAATATGCAGTTATCAAGAATTGAACACCTTTTCTTTTCTTGCGTTTATTCTTCTTTAACTTTTTCTTTTGCTTTATGTATTTTGCGGATTCCAAAGAACTATTCGCATTTGCATTTGGAATCACATTTACCTGCGGTTCTTCTGTTTTTATAAATAACGTATCTTCTTGTGCATATTCCGGCTCGTAAGCGTATACATCCTTAAACACGCTTGTTGCCACTGTTATAATAAGAAGAAATGTCAGAACCGCCAATATCATCTTCTGAATAATAGGCTCACTCCCTTTCTTCCAAAAGCAGACGGAATGTTTCTTTTCCCTTTGGAGTGACATACATCTGCTGTCCTGCCCAACCGTTCTGCTCGTTGTGCTTGTCCTTTAAGACAAACAAGCCGTTTCCGCTCTCTGCGTATTTGGCATATGGACGCAATTTTCTGTGTTTCCCCTGTCTGAAAACATATCCTTTTTCAATAAGGAAAGAAACAAATGCTTTTTCTCCAACACCAAGTTCCTTTGCGGTGTCACGGATGTTGGTATTTAATTTCTTATCTACCAAAGCGTCAAAGTAATTTGCCTTTGGTGTCATTTCCTCAATCTGCTTGTCCTTTTGAGTTATGATGTTCTGTGCCACAACTAATGCGTTGGCTACAATCTGTTCTGGAGTAAGATTCTCCTGATTGGCAATGTAACCGCCATTCTTGCGGATAGATGGAAGCACCTCGCCAGTTACCCATTTACGAAACGCCCTCGCATTTGGCTTTCTGCTTTCCAAGATAACGTCATACAATCCATCTTCATTGACAAACAATGCATTTTGAATTCTTCCAACTGTATCTTCGATGGGGTAATTTGAAATAACCTCATCTGAAAGTCTCTGTTTTACGCCTTTTGCAGTCAATTCCAATACCTTACATATGTCTCTAAGGCAAAACCACGGTTCATTTTCTTCTGTCACCATACGGATTATTCCAAACTCTTCATTATTAAAGATTTGTAATTCGTTCACGCTCACACCTCGCTTTCTTTCATCCATTCATCAATCGGAATGCATGTTGCCAAAACAATCTTATGCAATGTTTCAAGTGATGGATTTCCGCCATCTTTCCACTTGCCTACTGTTCCGTTTGCAAGACCGCATTTCTTCTCAAATGCAGAAACAGATAAGCTGTTTTCATTGCAGTATTTTATTATTTTGTTATAAATCAATGGGATTTCCTCCTCTCTATTTATTAGAAAATAGAGAAAAGTCTTGACATTTATTAGAGAATTATCTAAAATAAGAATTGTCAAGAAACTTATTTTTGAGAACTCTTTATTTTATGTAATTTAGGCTTTTCTCTAAATCCTAATCTCATTATATAGAGTGTTCTCTAATTTGTCAAGCACTTTTTTAGGTTTTTCTCTAAAAAAATGGAGGTACAAGAGATGAACACAATTGAGAGAGTAAAAGCAATATGTAAAGAAAGAAAAATACCAATATCAAAACTAGAATCTGATTGCGGATTCGCCAATGGATATATTGGTCAATTAAGAAAGGGTGTATTCCCAGATGATAGGATATTAAAGATTTCTGAATACCTTAATGTATCTGTAGATTATCTTATGACTGGAACAGAAAAAAGATATTCAGAAGAAGATGCCCTTTTGGACGCTCATATTTCAGAAGATGTAGAACTAAAAGAAGCCATTAAGAAATATTATACCCTCGATGAAAAAGCCAGAAAATATATTTTAGAGGGAATTGACCTGCTTTGGAGAGCAAACAAAACTGATACTAAATAATGATACCATTCATTATTGTGTAAATAAAAAAGATTGGAGATGTGTTTTATGAAGAAACTATTAACAGTAGCAACAACGCTAATGCTTACTATTTCAGTATGTGTTCCAACAATTTCAAAAGCCGCTATACCGGCAAGGACAATGGGAATATTTTCAGAATTTGCCGACGGATTCAAAGAGGGATGGTCTGGCAAGAAAGAGCCATCAAAGAAAAAATATAAGAAAATGTGTAAATCATACAATTATTCCAAATTGAAAAAAGGTAAGTACAAGGGAAAGAAAATAAAAATCAAGGGCAAAATAGAAAATGTAAAGGAAGATACATTGGATAGTGACTTGACCGTAATCGTAAAGTCTGGTGGAAAATACTATGAAGTATACATGAGCCAAGGCTACCAAGAATATTCTGGCTACAGAAGAGGAAAAACGCTTTCTGTATGGGGAACTGTAAGAAGAACCTCTTATTATGTTGTAAAGAGAGATGGAAAGAAAAACAAAAAAATGACAATACCATCTATCAAATCAAGATACGACAAACTGTCATAAAAAAAATGGAGTAGGGTTTTTATCCTACTCCATTTCATTATACCTTATAACTATTACCTTTCAATCTTTCTTTTTCTGCAATGTACCCGTAGTAATATCTCAACGAATCTACGTTTTTCATCTTGGAAATAAGTTTCTTTAACTTTCTTCTATATTTCCTGCGTTCGCCTATCATAAATTTCCTCCTAGCATATAATTGCAGGGAAAGGGGAATTTGCAACCCCTCTCCCAAACCGAAACTTGATTACATGGGATTGCCATGTAATATATTATATGTAGGGTTCAAAAATATTATTCATCCTTTTCGGATTTTTTCTCTTTTTCTGCCAACTGTGCTTTCAACCGCTCGTTCTCTTCCTGCAAAGCAAAAGCCTTAAACTCCGTCTTTGCAAGCAGAACCTTAAGTTCTGCGATTTCAGCAGACAATTTCTTCTCCACGTAGTCAATGATTGTGATTTTGTTTTCATCCATTTCTTTTACCTCCTAAATTTTGAATTATTTATTGTAACACTGGGAATATTGCTATTCCGTACAGGGTATCATTGGTTATGTCGTTATACTGTGCATTAACGGCTAGGTTTCCAGTATTAGCATTAAAAGCCACTCTAACACATTCACCTCTACCAGTTACCATGTTGTGATACTGGGTAACATCTGCTGCACCGGAATCACCCGACATTAACTTTGTTTGAACAATGCTCGCCCAATGGGATGCTGAAGCGATTGGATAGTTGCGAAATACTACGGCTTTGAATAATCCACCATTCATCGTAATACCATATAGAATGGTTGAACTAGGTGTCGTTGTTGTTACACTTGAACAATGCTTTCCAAAAACAACATTAGCATTTAATGTAGTGGTTCCAGCCCCATTAACTCTACCAATTGAAATACTTCCTCCATAACTGTTTAAATATAAAGTTGTCGCAGCATTGTTCTTGTCAACTGCTTGAATCGTTCTTTGTCCAAGATTCATATGATTTCCAGTATTAGACGAAATTTGTAAGTCGTAATTCGTCAGTGATGCATTATGATTAGAGTGTATTTTAAGGGGGGAATCGACCGTAAATGGAAATGTTTCCGAGAGTTCTCCATTTTCATATAAACTATTAGCCACATACCCTAATCCATAACTAGTTTTTTTTCGCACTACTCCGTCTGGTGTTAATTCGGATATGGTTATATTTCCGGCATATGAATCAGCAAACTTCGTTCTAAACCATGATTGTTTTATATTTGAATTATTTAAAAACATATACTGGTCTATTGTTAATGTGTTATCAAAAATTGATTCATAAATAACTTTTGTACTGTTATCTTTCCATATTTGGCCAGTTCCTTTAAATGAAGGAATACCATTGCTTGATATGTCTAATTCATATGAATCTTGCTTTTCGGAAGCTTCACTGCTACTTTTCGTGTATGCTTTTGATATTCCATCTTCCTTTATATTAAATCCACCAATCAAACCGTTATCTATCTCTGCATTTGCACCTTTTAATGTTGCACCAGTGATTGTTCCGGTTGCCGTCACGTCTTGCGAAAATATTTTTTTAATAACAGCAGAATCCGCAAAAACCTTTTCAACATCAAGTTCATTTGCTGTTATGCTTTTTGCTACGATTTTATCTGCATTTACGGTCCGGTCAGTAAGTATATATCCATCCAAAGTATCAACTGTTTTACTTTGAAGTTCTCCTAAATTATTCAGCGAATAAAGCAAACCATTTTCGCCTTTTAGCAATATTCTGTCTGCCACTAAAGTGCCGGCCGTAATGTTTGCGGCGTTGACTTCAACACTGTCTAAATAACCAGTGATATGTCCTTCTACGATTGTTGCTCTATCAATAAGACCAACTTCTGCAAATAATGTAGCAATATCTGCAACTTCAATATTGGATAATTTGATGTTTGCATATTTTAAATCTGCACTCTCCGCTGACAAATAGCCTAGGGCTGCTACCTTTGCACTAAGGTTTTCTGTAGTGATAGCCTTTGAGGACAATGTATCTATCTTTCCATCTACTGCTCGCAGTGATGTAATAGTTGCGTATGTCAAATCAGCATTTTCGGCAGTAATATATCCAAACTCACCTATAGTTGCTTTCAGATGTTTAATATACGCATTATCTGCCGTCAAATCCGTAATAAAAGATTTCGACACCTTTTCCCATTCAATCGTAGCATCCGCAATCTTTGCGTTGGTGATTGTAGAATCCTTAATCTTGCTATTCTCAATCGTGGAATCCGCAATTTTACTATTTGTAATAACTCCATCCTTGAAAATAGCACCAAGGATTGTACTAGTAACCGTTCCGCTTGCCTGCGCCATTGTTCCACTATTGTAACTATTTGAACCACTGCTACCAACTGACGATGAGTTTGATTCCTGCACTTCACACGGTGATGTAATCTCCGCATAAAATCCACCATCGTAGTGCAGCGTCATTTCTCCGACAAGCACATACTTCTTAACTCCGTCATAGTCCTCGAACGTAAGCATTTCACCAACCGACATAAGAGGATGCCAGTACATTGTTTCGATACTCGCTTTATGGTAAACAAACGCCTTGTTCAAAAAGGATAACCCTGTTTTCCACTGCATTGGCGTAACTTGTCCTAAATACGTATGAACCGTATTTCTGTCAAGCGTTTCGTATAATATCCAAGGTGTTTCAATCGTCACTGGATAATTCTCTACATTCGATACACTGCTTGCCTTGTCATTCAATACGACCGTGGATTCACCGTCATAATATCCAAATCCAACATAGTCACTGTTTGTCTCGTAAAAGTACCAATTATTAGCCTTTACAGATACGTTATTTGGACACATAAGGTTGTTTCCGAAAATCGCATTAGAATCATAGGTATCTCCATTAAATATAGGTCTGTAATTGTTATCTGCTTGCAACTCTGGTAACTGCTTAATATAAAAAGCACCGTTTTTTTCAATCACATTTGCACGTAACAAAACTGCTATACCAGACAACAAATCTCTCCATGTGATTCTGCTTTCCCAATCCCAATCGTAACCATCCTCATCATTGTCCGCAAAATTTGATAACATAGGAATCATCAAATGGTACAACTTATATTGTTTGATTGACGATAAAACATCTTTCCAATTATCAATGTATAGCGGACATCCTGTGACACGCAAAAAGTCTTGCGGCAAATACTCCCAATAATAAACGTCGTCACGTGTGTAGATAAACTGCAATTGGCTAGGTACGTATTTTTCTTCCAATTCCGTTTTGTGATATTCGTTTAGCGAACTAATGACGATTTCTGCTCTATCCATGTATTCGCTCATTAAACCGTTCCCATTAAACGAAACAGTATCACCGTTGTATGTTGGATTTTCTTTTACAACAAATCTTCCGATAGGTAC